GTCTAACCGTGTGCCAGAAAACGCTGTTAAACAAGAAAAGAACGTAAAAATCCCCTCTAAAGGGGTCGTTCAACACCAACGTGAAGATATTAGTGATAATGTCTTCCGTAGGAGTCATGGTGTGACTCCTGGAGTGTTGGATGTCTTGCAGAAAACCTTCGCTGGTTGGAGATTTGAGTTTGGCAACTCACTCCACCACTCGCACCCCGTCGGTGCGACTGAAAGAGCGATCTGTGAGGAGCTTGCGTATAGAGAGATTGTGAAATTGTACGGCAAGTCTGTGAACATTACCGATATTGGCGGTAATGCCAACCGACATTGCTCCACTGGCCGGAAAAACGTACATTCTTGCAATCCTCTATTGAGCAGCAGTGACGCTATAAGACGTCGCAAGGAGTTTTATCTCCCTGGGGCTAATTACTGTGAGAACACTGCTCATGACTGCCAATTTCGTCCTGACGTTTATTTGTCGGTTCATTCCCTCTACTACCTTACGCGAGACCAAATTGTCGATCTCGTGCATCGCAGCAGAAAGGGGATTTTGTTCGCAGTTGTCCACCGATTTGATGACATGTATGGAGGCAAACATTTTGATGGTTCCAACTTTGAGTCCACTTACTCTGTTGACGTTGATGATAACAATTCACTAAATGTCACTATGAGTGTACGTGGTAACCCTGTTGGTTATCGTCATGATCCTTGTCTCTGGCTCCGTACGAATTATCATGAGGTCGGTGGGCGTGCAATTGCTTGGGACGGTCGTCCGGTTGGAGACAGCTGGATCTACCGCTTCGCTACGGCCCCATGTGGCTTGGCTAAAGACACCCTTAGGGCTATGCCCTTGGTGGATAGTGTTTGCCGAGCTGACCATTATGGACACGTGTCTGGAGTAAAATCATATAGTGATTCTGCTTCCTTTTCACCAATGTTAGATTTCCTGCAACTCACTGATTGTACCTTTTTTAGTGCGGGGTCTTACACCTTGGTGTATAAAGCTAACACGCGTACTATTCTGGTTCCTAAAGACCTAGTCAAACAGGTCGCTTTGGACATGGTTGGGCGTCCACGCGATAAAACCACCTTACGTTTATGCATTGATAAAATGAAGCAAGCCCTGAAGAAATTGGCTTTGCCTATTGATATCAAATTGGATTGCGCAACGTACGGTGCTTCCCTGGCGTTTGTTATGTCTCTTGGAAAAGAGATCGACGCGTTCAATCATTTGTGCCAGCCTAAGTACATACGAATGTATCAAAAGCTGGCTTCCGTCCTGTCATTGGAAAGTTTTGGCTGTTGTGGCTATTCAACTTTCGCGAGTGAAGTGGAGGTGGAACCAGAAACTGTTGTTTCTTATAACAACGAGCGAGTTTCTGTTCCTGCCCAAGGTTTTGATGCCAAGAAATTTTGGCCAGATGGCTTGCCTGGATATGAATCCAACATGCCTCTTGCCGAGATGAAGGATGGTTCAAGAATCAAAGCTCACAATGATGAGGAAGATGGTAAA